CTGCCGGGAAATCCCGTAACTCTTGTCGATATGTTGCCCACTCGGTTTGTTTGGCGGCGGTCAAAGGACTATCCACCCCTTGTGTCCAATCCGATGAAGCTAACTTGCCGTTGCGTTCATGCCTAATCATGCTGAGGTCAGCATCAGCAGCAGCAGCACGAGCTTCTCGGTCAGCTATTTCGTCGGCTGTTAATTCGATTGTTTGGGTGACACCTGTTGAACAGTCGTGAACTATTTTAGTGGGCATAATTTTTACTATGAATTTTTGATTCCGTAAACTTTGAGTGAACCACCGTTGTTGACGTTGCCTCCGTCGTAATGACCAACCCAATTTACTTCGGTGATAGCTGCATCGAGTTCGAGTCCCCATCCAGCCAATCCTGTAGCACCATCGGTTGTTTGACTGTCACGATTATTCAAGTATTGAACAGTCATAGCGGTGTGTTTGTCTGTTCCGAAATTAGCTTTCGTGTAGTTCGGAACGTCAATCTGGAGGTAACCCCATTCGGTGAAAGTACTAGCGGTATTGGAAGGCCAACTAATTACTGTATAAGCTGTTGCGGCGACTGTTTCTGCGTCGTTCTGATTAGAGTTGTCAATCAGCAACATATTTTGCATATCGTAAATTGTGGCGCTGGAATTATTAAATCTCATTATTCCAGTAGTTGAACCGCTTGATCCGAGACTATACCCAGTCATAAAAACAACAAGATCATCATAAGTTTGAGGGATAGCGCTAACTGTTAAAGCTGTCACTGTTCCATCTGAGACGGCGCTACCAAGAAGATCATAAGTCGTAGCCATCAGCCCTTCCTTCCATACAATGTCAAATTCGTATAAGAAGAACCCCAGTTGCCGTTAACGGTTTCGATTGAAGTGACCGTAGTGTATTTGCGCCACATGCCTCCGTTGAAACCTGCGCCACCGTAACCGCCATTACCGCCACTTGACCCCATCACTGTTCGCCAAGTTGTGTAACGGTTGGTGTCGTCGTAACCAATAATCGTTGTTTCAAACCAACTCGGCCAGTCCCCTAGATATGAGCCACCAAGATAAACCAGTTTGCCATTATCGTTAGTGCCGCCATCTACAGTATGGAGCACCGGAGTAGTCGCTGGGAGCAGGTATTCGTAAGAACGGTAATAACCGGTTGAGTCACCATTACACCTCAACCCGACTTGCTGATTGAACACACTATTCCCCGACTGGGCTTGACCACGCAAAATCAGGGCATCATACCCAGATGGGATCGAGGTAAAAGTGTAATCACCAGAACCGCCAGCAGTACCCAATGGGATATATCCTTCAGCACTCATCAGGAAGTCTTTATTCCGAATAGATGAATACTGCTACCCGCTGGAAAGTTCCGAGAATCTTTGTCATACACTTTGATCGTGCCTAAAGCGCCTGCCGTCGCATTAGCTAAAATTCCTGTTACCTGAGCCATACCGTCACCCGGACCGGGGCTAACAGCCACACCTGCTTGTGTTCCTGTTGCGTGTTTAGTTGAAGCATTCGAGTCTCCAAACGGAATTAAAGCTGCACCAGCCGCACTCATTTGACTTCCCCAAATTTTGGGGTAAACAGTAGAGCCGCTGCCTGCGATAACCCCGTAGTTTGTACCACCGTCGGAATAAAACGAGTGAGTATTCCAAGTGGTTTGTGCATAACCATTCCATTCGACCACTAACGTACACTGGTACATCTCCGCTACACCGACTCTGACTTCCAAATCGTCATAGGTGCTAGTAGGGACCGAAGTAAACGAAATTTCGTCAGTAGTTGCTGATGACCAAGAAGTCCCAGCAATCCACTCATAAGTACCGCCTTCATCTATGTCACCACTAGCGCCAGCAGCACCCAGTAACGCTGCCTTAGCAGCCCCCAAAGGCATCAGCCCATCGCCAACCCACCGGCAAACCCATACCAAGTGGTGCCAGCATCAACAGTCATAAACGTCAAAACGTCCACACCCGCAGCAGTCAACGTAGGAGCTGTAGCCGCAGCCCAATCCACAGAAGCAGGCCAGTTCACCGTTTGGCTTCCACCGTTAGTGAGAATCAAAGTGAAACTGCATGACACACCAGACGTAGACGGATTTGAAAACGTGAAAGTGTTAGCCGAAGTATCAACTGTGGCCGTAACAACATTCCCGTCTTCCAAATCAATGTCCTGTGTGCCGCCACCCGTTGAACCGATAACATTAACGGTTTCCCCGTAGTCTTTAACAACAGGATTAGAAATAACCTGAGCGCCACCGTCAACAGCACCAGACAAAGTGGCTCCGGCAAGCGTCATTGACGTAAGCGTCGAACCCCACGCAGTAGTCGAAGCACCAGTTCCTACAAGAACCTGGTCCGCAGCAGCGTTAGAGTCAGTGATACCCAGCTTTGTTTGAAGAGCAACAACAGTCTTCGACAGATTCGTATGCAACAAATCGTGTTCAAGGTTTGTTGCATCCAAATCCGAAGAAGAAGCAGGCTGAGGAAACTCAACCGTTGCGCCAGGCGTAGCATTCGTGTCATCAAGAGTTGTGGGATACCCGGTAGCTGGAATTGCCATTATTTACTCCTACGGGGTGAGATCAAGCGTAAAGATACCGCTTGCATTCCAAGTAATTTTGAACGTACCAGAGGTGGTAGAGAAATCTCCACCGAAGTCAATGGCACAAATCAGAGGTTTATTAGTGAGCGTGTCGTCATAAATCACAGCGTAACGAGCATCAGTAATCGTGCTCGAAGTCCACTCCACATCCGCCGCATCCCAAGTAATCGTTCCCCCACTCGTAGCGAACGTGATAGAAGTCAACGACTCCCCACCAGCGGTGTAACCGGTACCAGACACCTCGTTACTCACATCAGAGAAAACAGAATGGGTGCTGTACAACGGTGTCCACGAAGCTGTCGTCAACATGCATTTGAAACGATCAGCAGTCGTGTCATTAAAATCGATATTAAAGTTCGCTGTCTGCTCCAGGTTGTATTCCATTGGCAAACAGAAAAGGCCACTAGCCACGTTTAGCTCCTCCGGTCCCAGTTATGGGTTTGGGCCGAATTGTCACGTTTCCGTCGGTTTGACTGTTACCGGCCATTACTTCTTACCCCGCTTTTTCTTAGTGTTCGTCACCTTTTTGCCAGTCTTCGACGCATAGGCACGGGCAGCCTTACGGCCAGCCGTGGAGTAACTGAAATGTCTTGAACCAACTTTAGGCATACATCCTCACTTTACAGCAAGAGTAGCAGGCTGAATGGGGGAGCCGGGGAAAGGGGGAACCCGACCCCCCCAAGCCTTCAGACGCTAACTATTAGTTAGCTCCAATGCTGGATGAAGTTTCGATACGTTGCATCGAAGCCTCACGGAATCGGCCATAGCCGACAAGGTGATACCAGCCAACCGGGTGGAACCGGCGCAGAGTGTCAGTCACAGGACCGAACACGACGCTTGGGTCTTCCCCGAAGCCAGGAGCACGAGAGAATGCTTTGGCAAGAGCTTGGCGACCACAAACCAAAGTTTGATATGCGTCGCACGTACTCGCACCGCCATCTGCGATAAGACCCGCACGCGGGTTCTCAATCCACTCGATGCCACCGAACACGCCAATGGAACCGTTGCGAACACCCGCACCGTCTTGACGGATCTGGTATTGGATAACGTCGGTTACTGCGGTTTCGCTGCGGAGGTCATAAGCGACATCGGGATGAACGATGCCGGTGTAGTTGCCATTCTCGAAGCCAGGTGCACTAGCTGTACGAAGTTCGGCTACAGCTTTACGTGCCAAGTCTGCGGTGATTACGTCTGCCGCCACAAGTTCGTTGCGAGCGGTAGCATCGCCGCCATAAAGGACGTTAGAGCCACCGTTAGCGACATCAGAAACGATTTTGTCCATAGAATCAACCATGTTGTAACCGATGATGTTCGCAGCGTCAGCATCCACGTTCAAGAACGAGGTGCCACGCAGCTTCGCTGTGGTGATGACAGCGTTACCGTACTCAGCGAGAGTGACCGTAACGGTCGAGTCGCCAAGGGCAACCGCTGTAACGTCAGACGTTTCAGTCAGAGCTGAAGTGGCCTGAGCCATGTTGTCATAAATGTTGAACTGGACTGAAGCCCCGTTATGGGTTTGCGCGGTTGAGCGCACATCAGCAACCATTTCAAACACTGGTTGGGAACGGAAAGCGAAATAAGCAAGTTGCTGAAACGCCGCCGTATCAGAGGAAACGTCCCCTGTGCCTGTGTAGGCCATTGTGAAGTCCTAATGGTGAGGGACTCCACTGTTAGTTAAAAGATTACTGCGCTGCGCCCCACTGGTAACCTTCACTCATCATCAAAGCTCGAAGTTCTTCTGGATTATTCGTTGCCTGGATACGAGAATTTAGGTCGGCTTGTGACACCGGGTCACCACCTTCGCCAGCAGCAGCAATACGCTGTTCGGCGTCGAGTGCGTCACGCATCATCGGTGAAGGACTGGATGCCGAAGCATTCGATCCAATGAACCCAGCGGCTTCCGCTTCTGCACGGATAACTTCTGCGTCCATTTCACCATCGTAAGCCTTAACGAAATAGCTTACTTGCCGGTCCTCAAGATCAAGTCCTGCTGACCTAAAAACGTCACGCCGCTCATAGCCACTCAACTTCGATTGCGCTTCCGCAAGCTGGCTTTCAGCTTCCTTCGCACGGTTCTCTAAGTCTCGTCGCCAATTCGGTTTCGACTCGGTTGGGCTGTCAGAACCTTCTTCACCGAAAGTGGAGTCGGAATCTGTCATATGTCACTCACCTATCCTGTAGCGCATCCCAGCGGTGGAACTGGAGATGGAGGGGGTGTTAAACAGCTCGCCCAACGTGGGGCCGATCAACGCTTTCCACTATACATAATCGAGTCTGGGGAATCCAGTGGTTACTGTGCAGCACCTAAACCTGTAATACCTTGAGCGGTGGTGAGGGCAGTTCCGGCACCCATCGTGGGGGCCAAACGTGCTTCTCTGAGGCGACGTAACCTGGTTGCTTCATCCACATCCAACCCGAACTCTGCTTCAGCTATCTCTGTGGCACTCATGCCTTCGCTGCCGAGGAGGTCTTCGGTTAGACCGGCTCGCTGGCCGAGGCGTGACTGGATTTCCCTACGCTGGATGTTTTCACGTTGCAACGCTTCCGCAGTCTTAACTTCGAGTCCTTCACCGATTGCTTGTGTAGCCGCTACGGAAAGTCCCGCTGCTTCATACATGCGGCGTTCCTCAAAAATGTTTTTTGCTGCACCAGGGTCAAGATAGTAGGCCGTGAGATCGCCTTCAGTAAGACCATAGTTGTCTTGAAGTTCGGTGATGATGTCTTGGTTGGCGGTTTCACGCGCTGATTCTGCCAAAGCCACTCGTTGTTGCAGTTCTTGTCCCGATACGTCACCAGCGATCAAGGTTGTGAAATCTTCGGGTGCGTCATGGAACGTGGGGGGCAGGTTCGCTGCTCGCATAATGGACCGGTACTGGCTTTCTAAATCCAGGTACTCGGCTTCGGTGATAGCAGGGAGTTTCAGATCTCGACGTAAAACCATTCCTGGGAATCGGGCTTTGTATTCTTCGGTTGTGCGTATACGCATTGCTAACGCTGTGGGGGATTCCCCGCGGACGAGTTCTGCGTTCAGTTTGTCGGTTAATGAAGATGGCAGCCCAAATTCTTCCATCATGCCTGCCAAAATTTCTCTTGCTGATTGCAGGTCTGCTGCGGCTGCGGCTGCGGTGGCTTGTTGTTGAGAGATTGTCCATTGCCCGAAAGCGTCAGTAGATGCGTCACCGTCACCGTCACCTTCTCCGCCTTGTCCACTACCCTTCCAATCTGGACTGATATTCCAGACAGTGTTCCCTCTCTCGTCTTGAGTCGTAGTGTATTTACCGGGAGGGGCAGTATCAGCGTCAGCAGGTTTAACAGGAGCGACATAAGCGGCAGGGTTTGGCACCCAAGCCCCCGGCTGGATACTACCGTCAGCTCGTCGGACTGGTATAAGTGCAGGTTCGTTATCTATAGGATCGATAGGGTTTAATTCGCTACCAGGGACATAAAGCTCGTTAGCCGCTAACTGTTCGGGGGTGTCGCTCCACCCGCCTTCAGGTATGAAGTTGTCCCCTTCACCTGTCCACACATAGCGGACACCACCCTCAACATAGGTGCCATCGGCGGTGTTAATGACCTTACCTTTACTTGTAACAGCCGGTCCCGTGTATTCGTCACCTAACTCAAAATCTGGATTATCAGCCATTAGCCTATTCCCCCGAACATTCTCGCTATCTGAGAAGCCGCATCATACGCAGAATCCCTAGCATTATCCGTATACTGCCACTCCGGGGTAGACCGCAACGTCCGCCCAAACTCCGCACGAGTCATCGGTCGAGCCATCCCATCAGAACTCCAATCCGTTCCAATCAACTGATTATATAAACCCCGATCACCCCCCAAGAAATCTACGTTACGTTCCAACAAATCTTCTGCTTCTTTCTTATAGGAAGCAAAATACATTTTCGGGGTGTACCCCTGATCTATCAAAGAAGCCAACGCAGGGTTCGCTGCTTTAGCTTCCGCCCGTATCCCGGCCTCTATTTCCTCAATAGTTGTTTCACCTAAATACACTCGTTTAGCTGCATCATCCAAATCGGTTTGAGTCCAGGTGTCCATGTATTCGGCTGCTTCGTCACGAATGTCGTTGCGGTACGTTTCGATGCGTCCTTTTTCGTAATTGAGAATCGCTTGGTCGTATGTTTCAAGGAACTTCTCTCGAATTTCGTAAGTGTCAAAGCCCATGCTTTTGGCTTCAAAAGCGAGGCTCCAAAGTTGTTCGTCTGTGAGATCCAACCCTAAACGTCCAGCTTCACGCCGAATCTTATCCATCTCGTCGTCAAGGAGGGCACGCTGGTTAGCGTTAGAGTCAGCCCACGTTTGATTGACTTTGCCGCCTTCTCCGTACCATTGGGATTGCCATTTTCTGCGTTCGGGTTCAGTGTTGTTGTACCACTGGGTTTGGAGAAACAGTGACCTGATTTCATCTGTGTTGGTTAAACCGTTCTCGTTGATGTACGCCATCACGTTGTCGATTTGAACCATGTTCCCTGAACCCGGTGGAATTTCGCGTTCTGCTGACAGTTCACCGTCGGGAAGTTGGAGAAGAAATCCTGCTAAAGAGAAGTTGTCAATAATGTATTGGCGAGTATCCTCATCCAAACCTTCCGGCTCGGGGTCGCCGCCACCGTCGTCGGAATCCTTTGTGGTGCCGGGACCAAACTCAGGTACAACTTGCCGAGGATCAGTCACACGAGCTTGCCCTATACGTTCACGTTGTGCAGCCAATCCTTCTTCTAACCCTATTTGCATTGGGTCGCGAGGCTCATCCGTTCTTAAAGGAATTTCCTCCAAACCTTCTCGGATACGTTCAGATTCCGAAAGTTCCTCTCCTGCGGAAGCAGGCTCAACGTCGAGTTCACCGGGACCTGGTTGTCTTGCTTCGATCTGGTCGCGACGTTCCAACTGATCAATTTTGTTTTTGAGGGGCAAGCGACCTTCGCGAGAACCCTCAAATTCCACTTTGGTGAAATCTTCTTCTCGGGTGACGGTTCTGTCAAGTCCCCCGACGGCTTTCGCTTCGTCCCGAAACCCGTTGTCCCACAACCATTCAAGCGCTTCTTCATCGGTGACATTCTCATCCCATGATTGGATACGAGAAGTTAAATCCCCTCTTTCTGTGTCCCCGCCACGGGTTGTCTCATCCCACTGAGCGACCTGTTGCTTAATGGGAGCCACTTCTGTTTTAATGGCTTCAATTTTGGAACGGTCATCCGTGAGTTCTCGGTCAGCGCT